CCCCATAACAGGTGAAAATTTATACCTCTTACATTTTTTTGGTAATGCCGGTCAAGCTAAAAAACTAATAGACGCAAAAGATTCTGTTTCTATGAAAGATATATTGGGTGAAAAAGGATCAACAGCAAATCCTACTTTAGCAAAATTGACTGTCGGTGAATATAAAAAAAGTTTAGGTATTTTTAATAAGAAAGAAATAACATATAATGAATTAATCAAAGGTATCAATATACCCACACCAACTGGAAGAGTTGAAGATCATAAAAAAAGATTGCAGGAGAGTCAAGACGAAAACAATAAATTGAAACCTGGTTTAAAAAATAAAAAACCTGGTGGTATTGCTGCTGTCACTCAAAACAACTTCAACAATAACCAAACAAACACTACCGTGGTTTCACCACAAATAGAAGAATTAAATCCAAGAATGAGGCGTTAAAATGGACTATAGAGTAGCAAGTAATATTAGAGGTAAATCCTTTTCTGATTTAATGTCCGATAAAATTTCTGGTGGTGGAGGGATCGGATCCTCACTCAGAGGCGCAATATCAGATAAAATAAAAGCAAAAGCAACTGGTATCAAAGAAAAATTTGATCCAATGAATATTGCTAGGGCCGTGACCGGCGGTAGCAGACTTGGTCCGGCAATTCTAGGAAGACTCACTGGTCGTTCACGATCTGATATTGATTATTTTGCGGGAAATAAAAATAAAAGAAGTAGTTACACACAAGTACCAAATTCAATGTCTACGCCGGGTGAAGGGCTTGGTGGTTCAGCTATCAATGTTCTATCAAAGATGCTTGCGTTTATGATGAAATCACGTGGGCAAGATATAAAGAAAAAAAATACTGCTAAACAATTTCTTGAAGAACAAAGAGTTGAAGATCAACGAAGACATAGCGAATTCTTAGATATACTGAAACAATATACTTTATTGGACGGGGGAACAACTACAATTATGAAAGGTGGAAACGAATCTGGTTTGTTTGATAAATTTGCAAAGATGCTCGATGATATCAATGTATTTAAAAATCCAAAAGCACTCGCATCCCTTATCGGGCTTTTAACTAATCCACTTACTCTTGTTATAGGTGGAATTTTAGCTGCGGCATATGGTCTAAGTAAGTTAGCGGAATATCTTCCAAATGCTAAAGTATTAACACCGGATGAGGCACAAGCTGCATTACAAAGTGGTTCCGAAAGAGATATTGATAAACTTGGTGGATATGATTTTCTTTCAAAAAGAATAACAGAGGGTCCAAAAGAAGCACAAAAAGCATTGGATGATTATAAAGAAGGTAGAATTAATATCAATCAATTGAATAAATTGGGTGGAGAAGAAAAACTCAAAAAAATTGCCTCACAAAAAGGTCTTGTAGTTCCGGCACGAAATGTAGAACAACTTCCTAAAAAGATTGCACCAAGACCAACGGGGCCAGGTGTGGGAGTGCCATTACAACAAAGACAGTGGGATGAAAAGTATGGTAAAGATTATAATGCAGAAACAGGATTTAGAAAAGACCTGATGGGTCCACATCCGAGTGTAGGACCTGTTGTGGCGCCGACAACTACACCAACGACAGGAAACACCGGCACCACTTCAAGCATAATACCGAAAAACGCAATATCAGGCTCACCAATGGCATCGATGGCATCAACACCAAGTACTCAAGCTACGCCAGTGCCATCGACACCAAGTGCTCAAGCTACGCCAGTGCCATCGGCACCAATATCAGTGCGAATAAATGATGCTATATCTGAAAATCAGGCACTGTCAATCGAGAGTGACGGCAACACACAAAGTTCAAGTAGCCCTATTATTTCAACAATAAACACTGTTTCAAACCAGAAAGAAAGGCGTAATTCCACTACTGCAACTGTACGTGATACAACTCTAATACTGGATCATGTGCTACAAATGTCTGTGGTGCCGGTATAAAAAAAGGACCTTTCGGTCCTTTTTATCAGTCTTCGGCTAATTTGCTAAAGTAAGCCAAATCATCATCTTCTTCGGCACTACCAACATCCGCCATCACTGGCGCAGGCTTACGTGGCATTGCTTTAGCTTGTTCAACAGTAGTCTTTGCGTGAACAGGTGCACCGTTAAGCCCTAGAACTCTATCAAGTTTCGCTTTTAACTCATCATATGACTTGAAGTTATCTGGTGCAAGAAACTCTTTGAGAGAATATTCTTTTTTCCAAATTGACTCAAGTTTATCATCATCATTCAATAAAACAGATGGTGATTCAAATTCAGATTTGCCATAGTTTTGGTACCCCTCAACTTTACGAATCTTCAGTTTGAAATTTGCACCTTTCCACATGTCAAATGGATTGAGTGGCTTCTCATCCTCAAAAGCAGGATTCATTGCTTCGTTAATCTTGTCAAAGATTTTCTTACCAAATTTGTAAAGGAATATTTTACCTTCATTTTGAGGATTCTTCGAATCTTCAATAACATAGATGTTAGCTATATAAGAAAGCCGGCGCTTCTGTTTACGTGCTACATCTTTGTTGGCTTCAACACCTGAGTTCCAGAGTTGTGTATTGTATTCTGACACAGGATCTTTTTGACCAAGAGTTGTGAGAGAATTTTCGATGTACCAACCACCTGGACCCTGAAAGCCGTGGTTGAATACTTTTACCCACGGAAGTGCATCGTCACCATCAACTGAAGGTTGAGGTAGAAAACGAATAACTGCATAGCCGTTACCAACTTTATCTACTTCTGGTTTCCAGAAGTTATCTTCTTTTGAGGAGGTTTCTGTGGTGTTAAGCTGTTCGATAGCTTTTGATAGTCTGTCTAGGTTACTAGAACTGCTTTTTAGATTTTCGAATGAAGACATAGTATTTTCCTTGTATGTGCGTTGTATTAGATGTATGTTGTTTTATCCACATAATTCATGATGTATGAAATATATAGGTGAAATCAAAGATACATTTTGAGTATACCGATGGTAGAAATAGCATTTGTGTGAAGAATACCGATACCGCCGGCTTTGTTCCAATCATCGATAACTGATTGTGTGTCATCGATGATTATGGAATTTGGAGTAGCATACTTATATTTCAGAGATTTTCCCGGAACAAGATTTGCTTTATAGTGTATGTTGTGTTTAAGTAACCATATTTGTTTTTGTGGTGCAATCATTTCATGATTTTCAGGTCGTGCAGTTGATGATAGAATTTCTTTTGGTACATCAACTTGATTTACGAAATCCAATAGTTCGATTGCATCTGGCATCAATTCAAGATTGCTAAATTCTCCGTCACGAATAAATTTTTCGAAGTATCCACCGAACTCTTTATTGTCTCTAGTTTCTTTTGGATATTTTTTGAATTTTTCTTTGAAACGTTTTTCAAAATTGGCAATCACGCCATCCATATCAATATATAAAGTTTCAATTTTCATGCTGTAATCAAGTTTAAATTTTTCTTTAGTAATGCAAGCATTTTTGGTTTATCAAAGTTTAAGAATGGTTTATACTTCTCACAACTCTTGACAAATTCTGGAAAAATAATATCATCTTCAACTTTTTTAACCCACATTGGTATAAAATTCATTAGTTCATTTAGAATAATTAAAGTTTCCTTACTAACTTTCTCTTGCATATAAAGATTATACAACAACGGGTACTGTTTGTCAACCACCCTGAGCAATTCTTCCGGTTTGTTTACCAAATTAAATAACTTGTGGAGATCCTGTTCAAAGACATAAGAGAGCGATTGTTGTATTTTTTGCCATAACTTGTATTCCGACTCTGCGTCCTCGGAAAGAAGATCGCCGGCCCAAATTTTTGGATTCACTAATAAATTTGCAATAAAAAAACCAAAGAGTTCATCACGATTGTATTTTCTGGAAAGTTTATAAAAACTAAACTTATCTTTACGTAACATAAATTGTTCTTTGGTTACATATGTTTTACCTGAATATTTTACAAAATCATATTTTGTGGTAAAATGTAGTTTTAAACCAGTATATAATTGATATGCCTCAAACCCTCCGGCTTCATTCATAATGGTAAACGATTCACTTTCTTAATCATATTGTTTGCCTGCGCCTCATCATGAATTTTAGATTTAATTAATGCATTAAGAAGTGTTGCCGTAAGTTCAACTTCAAAGCCGGTCTCTTGGCAATGCAATAACACGGCGTCCATATAACCAATTCTTTTATTTTTTACAATTTCCTCAATTATCAAAGAGAAGACTCTTTGTTCCTCTTTTGTTGTTGCCATTATTTTTTACTCATTGAATATGTGATACAAACAGCATTTGCGGTTGTTTCATATGCACATTTAACTGAAAGCGGATCAATTCCTTTTTGAATAGCAGATTCAATATTTTTAGCCATATTGTTTCTATCGTTCACATTATAAAATGCATAACTGATAATGATAGTACATAGTAAAATCATTATGCTTACAACTACTGTTATGAAATTTTTTTCCATTATATAATTCCTTTATTTTTATCAATATTGTCCTTGGTACTTTTGTAAAAAATATGTCTGCCAATAACAGTTTCTTTCTTTAATTTTACCCAATTAGGATTGACATAATCTGCATGGTAATAAGTTGAACCATTTGTCACATCATGTATTTTATCCGAATTAAAAATTAGCCGTATAGATAAATCCATAATGTCATTATACAACAAAGTATCACCAATTGTCAACATTCTAGAGGTAAACTTAGTGTCACAATACCAAGAAAAC